AAACCTCTATCAATATAATTAGGTTCAACTATACCAGGCAAGTCATTAACTAAACCTGCTGTTCCGTAATTTATAATATGATTGGCGCCATCATGTATTGCTTTCATTGTAGCTATCGCAGCGTTTACTTTACCAACACCACTTATATAAATGTTATGGTGTTCAACACCTACTGCTTCTTCTTTTAATGCTATAATAATTGCTGGTTTATGCATACTTTCTCTTTCTAAAATATCTTCGCCACAATGTTGATCGTGTCATTGAAACAACTGTAAATATTAATGCGATATAAAAGTTTTCAAATATAGTTGGATGTAGATCAAACAAAGGAAATACTGTCAGTTGTATTATGATAGATAAAAAGAAACCACTTCCTACATCTATTACACTTTCAACGAAATCTCTACTAATTTTGATTTTTAGAAGGAAAAACAATCTCATAGCCGCGGCTACAGACAGTTGTAGAGCTCGTCTAGTATGATAGTACCCCTTAGATTTCGACATTTTTACTTGTAACTTCATTTCTCAATCTTTGTTGTTGTCGTCTAATTGTTTCTTTAATTAATTTTGCTTGTGTCTTTTTACCTCTATCTAGTTTCAGTTTACTTACTAAGTCTGTAAAAATATATCCATTCATGTGTTCATTTTCATGTTGAAATATTCTTGCTGACATACCATGTAAGTATTCGTCAACTGTTTCACCAGTCTCATCAGTATATTGTATGTTCACCCATTTAGGTCTTTTGATAGATAAGAATAAAAAAGGAAAAGATAAACAGCCTTCTTTCATAAGTATTGTTTCTTCACTTAAATCTTTTACGATTGGATTAAAACAGTTTCTTACTTTACCATCTTCTATCTGTGGGTGTCCGCCCATAACAAACATACGAAATGGCAAACCTACTTGATTTGCTGATAGGCCTATGCCGCCATACTTAGTCATACTATCATACATCTTTTTAGATAATTCTTTTCTATCTTCTATTTTAAATTCTTTCAGCATATCATCTGTGAAAGGTGCAATCTTCATTAATAGTCTAGGATCAGTAGGTGGTATTAGAGGATAAGTTGTTGGATCTTTCTTCTTTAAATGTTCGTGTAAGTCTTTTACAGTTGTTTCTTTTAAAAGACCCTTGTCTTTTTCTATAATAGGTGTCTTACCACTACTAATATTTTCATAGTGTTTTGCTGCTTCTTCTATTTTTGCTGGGGTTAGTTTCTCTGCCATTATTCTGCCATCCTTGTAAAGTTTTTATATTTCTCAAACTTCATTACTCTTGGGAACTTATCTATAAGAGTATCGCCTTTATGAGATATAACAAATACATTTTCTTTTTCCATAGTGGTATGTAGTATTCTCATAAACTCGTCTGTGCCTGAGCTGTCTAGTGAACTGTCAAATATTTCATCTAGTATTAGTAGATTTGTATTTGTACTATTTTTAAGTTTAGCAATTTCTCGCCATGTGAATAGTATTGCTAAGTCTATTCTTAATTTTTCACCTTCACTAAAAGAGTGATAATTAAATTCATCTCTATGTCTAGATTTTATTGTCTCGTTAAATTCTTCATCTAGACTAAAATTAACAAAGAAATCCATATCTGCTAGATTCTTATTAATTAATTGATTCATTATTGGTAGATACTGTTTAATAATTTTAGTTTTGATACCTGTATCTTGCATAAGGTGTCTAGCAGTATCTATGTAAATCTTTTCATCTTTTTGAGATAATTTATCTTTTCCTAATTCAGTTAGTCTTTCTTGTAATTGATTCAATTCACCTGTTTGTTCAGCCGAAGATACTTTCTCATCTCGTAGTTCTTCTATTTCTTCAGCTAATTTAATTCTTTGTTTATTAATTTCTTCGATAGATGTCTCGTAGCGATTTATCAACAATTCTTTTTCTCTAATTGTTATCATAGTTTTATTGATCGTATCTAGTCTCATTTCAGTAGTTTTGATTTCTTTGTCTATCTGCTCTAATGCTGAATTTAATTCAGATACTTTGTCTTTTTTCTTATCAATCATTGTAGATTTAAATACTTCATCAATTGCTTGTTGACAGGTAGGACAATCATTATGTGATTGAAAAAAACTTAAATCTTTCTTATGTTTATTACAAGTATTCTCTAACTTTGCTTCCATGTTATGAAGTTTTTTATGTTTACCATTTATCTTTGATTGATCTATTACTTGTTTTTGTAATTCAGCAATATCTGTTTTAACTTTCTTTATATCTAGAGAATAGTTTGATATATCAGTTATACTTTTATCCAATTCTGCTCTTTTTGATTCTACCAATTCTTGACTACGATTATCAATATCGTCAATGTATTTTTTCTTATCATCAATTTTATTGTCAACCAACTGATAGTTAAAATCTGTTTGTTTAATTAATTCATCTTGACTTTTTTGTTTTTCTCTAAACATGATATTCATTTTAGAAAAGATTTCGATATCTAATATTTCTTCTACAACTTGGCGTCTATGTCTTGCTCTTAATTGCATAAATGGTACAAACGAAGCATTACCTAAGATAACAACCTGTGTAAATGATCTAAAGTTTAGTTTGAGTATTTGTTGTTCTAGATGTTTTTGATAATCTCTTTGAGCTGCGTCTTGATTTAACATATCACCATCGCACCATATCTCAAATATATTGGGTTTGATACCTCTTATAATCTTATAATCTTTTTGACCTACTTTAAACTCTACTTCAACAATACATTCTTTTTCATTAATAGAATTAATTAACTGGTCTTTCTTTATGTTTCTAAATGCTCTTTGAAACAAACCAAAACATAAAGCATCTAACATAGTAGATTTACCAGCACCATTTTCGCCTACAACTAATGTAGCATTTGACTTGTCCAAATCTACTTCTATAAATTGTTGACCTGTACTTAAAAAGTTTTTGTATTTTACTTTTTTAAATATTATCATCTTTTACATCACTATCTTGTGCCTCAATAAACATTTCTTTAATCATTATTTTTAATTTATCTTTATCTAAATCAACTGGCAATTGATCTACATAACTATTAACTAGCGTAATTGTATCTTCAGATCCTTCTACCACATCATCACTTACATTGGTATGATTAAGGTCAGAATAATCTTCTAGTATTTTTAATTCGTGTACACTTATTTTATTGTATAGTCTATCAAGTAATCTATCAAACATTTGATTATCTTTTTTATTAACAACAACTAACTTAATAAATTTTTGATTGTATTCTGTAATATCAAACTTATCATAATTGGTTTCAGTATCATCATAGATTAGTTTTTTAAATATAGTATGTGGATTTTTAATAAACTCTATTTCTCTAGTTTCAGTATCAAATATGTGAAACCCCTTTTCGTTATTGTAATCAGACCAAGTCATTTCATATTGACTGCCTAGATACAATACTTGACCATCACCATTTTTATGATGAAAATGTCCACTATAAGTTTTTTCAAATCTTGATACAATAGACTTATCGTAACCGTGTGTCTGTACCATGTGATCCATCATTCTAAATCCATTTAAATCAAAATGACCCATACAGATTTCAGCATTTGCTTTGTTTAACATTTCTAAACATTGTGCTTCGTTTTCTGGATTGATCCAAGGCATCATTAAAATATTTAAACCATCAAACTCTACAACTTTAGGCTCTTCGTAAATAAATGGTTCGTTTACACCATCAGGCGCTGTACATAACTCTTGAACAGCGTTTACTTTATTCGTATTACGATAATAGATATCATGATTACCTATGAGTATGTGAGTATCAATTTTTTCTTGCCATAATCTTTGCATAAATCTATGTCTAAAGTTATGAGCAATTCTATAATTAATATACTTTCTTCTATCAACAATATCACCTAAATGAATAAGTGTTTTTATATTATGTTCTTTTAAGTAAGGAAAGAATATATCATCATAAAACTTATAAAAGTATTCATCAAATATACTACTATCATTACGAGCCCCAAAGTGGGTATCGTTTAATAATGCTATTTTCATATTATTTTTTAGTCGGTTCTTCTTCTTTTAAATTTCTCTGTAAAAAGTCTAATAATTGACTTTGATATTGTGTATCATCTCCTTGTAATTGATCCATCATATTTTCAACACCTGTATTCGCAATCAGTTTAGATTTAATTTGTATTTGTTTTTTTTCTTTCTGTATTCTTCTTATAAATGCATAATAGATTATTTGTGTAAAATATGCAAAGGGATTATTTGATTTGTCTGGATTAAAATTACTCATGTATTGCAAACAGTTTTCTATACCGTCTGATATCATATCGTCTCTAAATGTATAATTAATAAAATTTGGTCTATAAGATAAATGATTAGCAATCTTTAAAAAACACTCACCAATATAATTAGTTACATCTGGTTTTGTTTTGTTATTTTCTTCTGCTTTGAGACACTTTTCTCTGTACTCTACCATCGCTTCAAGAAACTTTTTATTATCTACATAATGAGGTTTTTCTTTTGCTTTTGTTTTTTTCATAAACTTATTATACTACATTTTGTGCTTAAATGCAAGCCTTTCAACTACTTTTTTTGGTGTGCTTGACATCTCTAGGAAAATGTGTATAATCGACTATGTAGTCGCCTGAGGATAGAGCTATAGCTAATGTAAAGTAACTTTAGTTTCTTCATAATATTCACCTTCATCATCTTCTTGCTCTTTAACTCTTTTATCTAATTCTTCAGCAATTTCCATTATCTTATTAATCTCATGTTCTGAATAGGTAGTTTTAATTTTAGTAGTTTGCAATTTTCTTAATATAACTTCATAATAATTTGCTAGTTCTTTTGCAGCTCTTGATATAACTACAATCTTATCTTTTGGAATAACATATAGTTTATCTTCACTAAATGGCACCCATGGTGATAAAGTAGAATCATCCTTAACTCCGAACTCTGTAACTCTAGGTACTGTAACTAATCGTAAAGGGTTTTGTATTCTTAAAAAATCTTTGTCTAATGTAATGCTACCAACAATTGTACTGCCATCAGTTAGTTTAACTATTCGATAGTCTGTTACATCATTTGGTGCTTTCTCTTGTAATTTATCCATACTAATATTTATCTATTCTTTTAAGTCGATATTATGAATTTCATAATCAAACTCTTCCTCTGTATAGATGTTTATCCTTTCTTGAAAATGTTTTAATGTAAAGTTTTCTTTTGATTTGTAAGTTAAATCATCTGCGATATCATACAAAGTGGCATTAACCTTATTGTCGCCCAATCTTAAGCCACGACCTATACTTTGTAAATTTCTTATTCTACTCTTTGATGGACTTGCAAAAATAATATTATGTAAGTTTCTAATATTAACACCAGTACTAAATGTGCCATAACTTGCAACAATAACAGCATTCTTTTCTTTTTCTACTATACCTCTTATTGCTTCTCTTTCGTCTGCTTCTACGCCACCAAAAATGTAAAAAACTTTTTGTTCATCAGCAGCTTTATCTTTTATTATTTCATATAAATTTTTACCATGTTTTTCTACTAACTGAAACAATACCAAAGTATTGCCTTTTAATTTAAGTGCTAGATTACGAATAAAATTTTGTCTTGATTTACTACTTACTAGATAATCTAT